CTTAATGTTTTATTTATTTCATAAGAAAAATATCATTAGTCCAAAAGAAAGCTATGATCTATTAAATTCTATGAATAAAGGCGAAAAAGAAATACTTTTAGCTTTTATTAAACAAGAAATGGAAATAGAACAAAAGAAAAACTCCTTAGAGGAGGTGTAATAAATGAGTAGTACAGAAAAAGTATTAAAGGCTAAAATTCAAGCTATAGATAATTTTACTAAGCCTATGCAAAAGGTAATATCTCAAACTAAAACATTTCAAGCTACTGCAAAAGCAGTCAAACCTTTAGTATTGAAAGCTAAAGATATGGCTAGCAAAGTTATATCTAAGGTAAAAGCACAAGTAGATAAATTTAAGGCTACTAAATTTGGTCAGTTTGTGCTTAAAGCTAAAGATATGGCTAGTAAGGTTTTATCTAAAGTAAACGGAACACTTCGAGCCTTTGCTGGTAAAGTTTGGAGTGCTACTGTATCAGTAAAAGATAAAGCTTCTAGTGTATTGTCAAGTATTCAAGGGAAACTTAGTGCATTAGCTTTAGGTGCTACTGTTATGGTAAGTGCTAAGACTGGGTTTAATGAACTAGCAAACGAACAAACTGAAAAATTAACTATAAATAGAGTAATTAAAAATAGTGGAAAGTCTAAAGAAGAAGCTAAAAAGTCAACTGATGAATTTTATAAATATCTAGAAGAATATGCAAATAAAACTCCTTTTGAAACTTCAGCAGTAACTCAGTTTGGTACTAAGGCTATGATGATGTCAAAAGGTAATGTTGATAATGCTAAACAACTTACAGATATGATGGGAAATGTAAAAGCCTTTGTCGGAAATCTTAGAACTGAAACAGAGGTTGCAGAAGCTTTCTTCAGTGCTTCAAATGGTAATATGGAAATGCTTAATAATATGTTAGGTACTCAATATAAAACATTTGAAGAAGCTAAAGAAGGTATTGCTAAAAATCAAGGTGGCTTGGTTGAAGAAATGTCTACTACCCTTGGAGGTTTACTGTCTACAATAAGTGGTAAGGTAAAAAATAGCTTAAAAGGTGTTACTAAAGTATTTACTGATATGTTAAGTGGTAGTATGAGTGGTATTATAGGCTTTATAGATAGTATTTCACCTAAAATGGTTGCTATGGCTGAAAGTGTAAAAGCAGGTTTTGAAGCTTTCTCTAAGTCCGAACAAGCTAGTCAATATATGCAAATATTTAAAACTGTATTTGAAGTGGCTTGGAATTTAGTAAAAGCTACAATAGAAGCAGTAAGACCAGTTGTTGAGTCTATATTTAATTTTATTGCTCAACATTCTACTGAAATATCAACTATAGTTCAAACATTTGGTACTGTATGGCAATCAGTATGGAAAACAGTCGGTGTACTTTTACAAGGTGCTTGGAGTATATGTGAGCCTATATTAAGTACATTGGTAGAAGCATTAGCTAAAGTAAGTGGTGCAGTGGAAGGTATTTGTAGTTGGTGGAACAAGATGACTGAACTTCTTAAAACTCCTATTGAAGCAACTGTAAACGTAGTAAAAAAAGGAATAAGTGGAGTTGCTAACTTCTTAGGATTAGGAAGTGAAGGTAATAATGCTTTTGGTAGCGGTAGAATTGCAAGGGATGGAACTGTTAGAACGCTTCACGAAGGAGAAAAAATTCTTACAAAACAAGAAGCAAACAGATACGACAAAGGACAAAATACTAATAGCATAAATGTAGTTGTAAATGGCTTAACAATAAGAGAAGAAAGTGACATTAATAAAATAGCTTCTCAATTACTTAAGAAAATAAATGAAAATAAAATAGTTTATGCAGGAGGTTATTAATGGAAATATACTTAGGAACAGATAATGATAAAATAAGATTTCCAATAGTGCCTCCATCTATTGGAGTAAATAGAAATAATAACATAGATACTGAATCAGTTATAAAATTTGGAGAAGTTCCTATATTTAATGGTACTGCACTTAAAACTATTGAATTTACTAGCTTTTTCCCTAATCAAGAATATAGCTTTTGTGATTACACTGGATTTATGAAGCCTTATGAATTTAGTGAGAAAATACAAAAGTGGATGTATGAGGGTAAACCTCTTAGAATTATAGTTACTGATAGCCCTACAAATATGCAATGCTTAATCCAACAATTTGATACAGTCGAGCAAGATGGTACAAGAGATTTGTATTTTACTTTAAATTTATTAGAATATAGACCTATTGAAGTGCCTAATTTAAGTAATAGCAATACAAGTAGTAATTCAAATAATACTCAAAATACAAGCAGACCAAATGAAGTAAACACTAATTCAAATAATCAACAAAAAACTCACAAAGTAGTAAAAGGTGATACTCTTTACGACATAGCTAAAAAACACTATGGAAATGGTAATTTATATCCTAAAATTAAAGAAGCTAATAAGGCTAAATACCCATCACTTGCTAAAAACAATATAATTCAAGTTAAATGGGAGTTGATAATTCCATGATAAAGTTGATATGTCAAAAGGCTAGTGGAGAAAAAATAGATATAACTAATTTACTAATTAATGTTATTTGGAGTGGTGACTATAAAAGTTGTGCTAGAAAGCTTGAGTTTTCATTAATCAGTAGCCCTATGGATAAAAATATTCCTAAAGTTGATATACCTTTAATGAGTGTTATTAGTTTTTATGAAGATGATAATGAATTATTTAGGGGTTTTGTATATGAAAGAGAAAAATCTAGTGATAATGCTATGAGTTTTCTATGTTACGACTATTGTGCAAAGCTTAATGATATAAAAGTATCTAAAAACATAAAAAATCAAACTGCTTCTACTATCTATAGTAACTTTCTTTCTGAATATGGACTTAACAAAGGTGATATAATTCAAGCTAATACTGGTGTAACTAAAGTTTTTTTAGGTGTTACTGCTTATGATATGATAATGACTGCTTATACAGAAGAAGCTAAAGCAACTGGTAAAAAATATATGTTATATAGTAAAGGCAATAAGTTTTGTGCATCTGAAAAAGGTATTGTAAAGCTTAAATTATCTTTTGAAGAAGGTAAAAATATATTATCATCAAACTTTAAAGAAAGTGTATCTAATATGGTTAATAAAGTATTAATCGTTGATGAAAACGGAAATAAAGTATCAGAAGTAAAAAATGAAGAATGGCACAAAGCTTATGGATTATTTCAAGATGTTTATAAACAACAAGAAGGAAAAGACAGTAATGCAGAAGCTAAAGCAATGCTAAAAGATATTGAACAAACTTGTAGTTTAACTGGCTTTGGTGATACAACTTGCATAACTGGCTGTGGAGTTCAAGTTAAAGATAATTACACAGGTTTAGTAGGTTTATTTTATATTGATTCAGATTCTCATACTTGGGAAGGTGGAAACTATACTATAGATTTACAACTTAACTTTAAAAATATAATGAATGAAGTATCAGTAGGTCAAGAAGAAAAAGAAAATACTTCTGTTAATTTAGACGGTAGCACAACTGTAAGTGGTGGAAAAGAAGTTAATGCTGAGTTTACTGCTTATTATCCTGCTAATGATTCTATGCAAGGTGGTTTCCTTGATGCTATGGGTAATAAACTAGATCCAAACAAATTAACTTGTGCTGCACCTAAGTCAATACCATTTAAGACTAAAATTCAAGTTAAAGGAACTGGAACTGATAGAGATAATTTAGTTTATACAGTAACTGACAGAGGTGGGGCAATTATAATAGATTCTAATGGTGTTTATCATATAGATTTACTTATGAAAGATAAGAAAAGTGCTTTAGCGTTCGGAAGAAGAAAAGGTAAAGCTTTAATAGGTGTAGAAGTTTCGGAAACTCCTTCTAGTAACAATGGTGTAAATGAAAAAGCTAATAAAGCTTTAGCATTTTGTAAAAGTAAGCTTGGTACTCCTTATCTATGGGGAGGAACTGGACCACGCTATGACTGTAGTGGTTTAATGATGAAAGCTTATGCTTCTGTTGGTATATCTATACCTAGAACAAGTAAACAGCAGTCTACTTACGGAAAATCAGTAAGTAAAAGTAATTTACAAGTAGGTGATTTGGTATTCTTTGGAAGTCCAGTACATCATGTTGGTATGTATTGTGGTAATGGTCAGTATATACATTCACCTAAGACTGGTGATGTAGTTAAAATAAGTAGCTTAAGTGGTAGAAAAGACTATACTTGTGCAAGGAGGGTTGTTTAATGAATAATCCTTTTTTAGGTTTATATGAAGTAATGGGAGAAGCAACGAAGGTTGAGCCTTCTTTTTTTATTGCAAAAATTAAAACTCCTTTGCCTAATTTAGAGGTCCAATTAAATGATATTGTACTTGATAAAGATAATTTACTTATTGATAAATGGTTAAAAGATAGAAATGAAGATTTATTTACTGAATATCAAGGGCATACACATGGTGGAGATACTACTGGGGATGGTAGCCATAGACACCAAATAAAATATAATGTTCAAGATAAATTAGAAGTAAATGACAAAGTTATTTTATTGAAAA